CGCGCCGCTTCGCCCAATTGATGAACCGCTCGGCCCGGAGGGCGATCGAGTTCGTCTGCCACATGGACACGGCACTCGTCGCCGTCGACGTCGCGCTGTTGTTCGTCGGGTTGTCGAGCATTTCGAGCGAGGCTTCGCGGCTCATGTCGATCGTCACCTGCCCGTCATCCGACAGGAAGATGTCCGACGCGTTGACCGCGATCACCAGATTCCCGCCCCCGCTCTGATTCGCCGCATACTGCGAGGTGATGACCGGGATGCCCTGGAGCGTGCCACCCCGCATCGTCAGACCGGGGAACTCCGCTTGCCCGAGGCTGTTCACCATCAGCGACAGCGCCAACGCCAACGTGTTCGGCATGATCAGCACGAGGCTGGTCGGGTCGATGTTGGCGAGGATGAACGTCTCGAGCAGGTTCTGGAGGTCGGTCCGCGCATTGTCAGCTCCGGTGCCCGCCGAGGTCAGGGCCGTCAGCCCATTTGTGATCGAGGCCGGCGAGACATTCGCCGAGGCGGCCTTCGCCGGATCGACGAAATCGACATCCAGCCGTTCAATCAACGCCCGCGCGAGTTCGTCGCGCACCAATGCTTCAGCCGACGGCGAGGAGAATCGCACGATCTCCTCGGTCAGGACAGCGATGTTGGCGACCTTCGCCCAGGTGAGCGTCGTCGGGGCCACCTGGAAGCTGGTGAGCGGCTTCGGCGCGCCCTGGCCCACCCAGTAGCCCTCTCCGCCAGAGATCTGGCCGATCACGCGCACGTTGAACGGCACGCGCCGGAGGGACGGAATCCCCCCCGTGCCGAACTTGCCGATGATCGTCTGCGGCCGGAGGAACTCGATGAACTCGCCCGCAAGATTCGTCGGGTCCACGAGCGCGCCGGCCCAGACCGCCGTCCCCGTCGTCGCCGCCGGGACCGCTCCACGCTGGAGGTACTGGTGGATGCGCGGCGAATCCGGGTACCGCGCCTTCGCGAGTTCCACTGGGCTCATGTGCTCGAGATAGGCGTGCGCCTTGCACATCACCATGCGGGCGAACTCGTGGCCCGGCGGCAGGGTCTCTTTAACCTGAATGACCGGCGCGCGACTGGCCGCCCCGTCCGCGAACGACGCGCCGGCCACCGGCCGCGCCGCGCCCTGGTTGGACTCTTCGAGGTCACGCAACCGCTTCAGATGCGCATCGACCGCGCGAATCTCGTCCGTCAACGTGTCGTACTGTTCGGCCGCGGCCGCATCGAGCGTTTCGCCCGCGTCCGCCGCCTTCGTCATGAGCACCACGCGCTCGGCATCTTTCGCCGCCCGCGTCGCCTCGAACTCGGTGATCTGTTCCTGAAAGGTTTTCTTCATGATCTGCCCTGCACGGGAAACGGCCGCAACGCCGGCCGAGGACCGAACGACCCGCACCGGACCCTGACCTGACGCGGTCAGATCCTGTGCAGCAATGGCCTTGATGGTGGTGATGGTGGCTGCGCTATTGGCGGGGATCGTCACCGCCGAGAGTTCCACCCATTCCCATTTCTTGTAGCGAAACCCGAACGTGCCCTTGATGGCCTCGGGCGGTTCGAGGGCGTGAAACCCAATCGAGAGCCCGCGCACGAGCTGATGTGCCACGGCCTGCCAGGCAAAATCCAAGATGTCACGCAGCCGGCCCGGCTCGTCGGTGCGCGCCATCTGAATCCGCACCGGAATGCCATCGGATCGGGGTGTCGCCGCGATCACATGGCCGACGGGCGTTCTACCGACGAAGGGATCGGAGCCGTGCTGCCAGAGGAGCGGGAGCGGGAGATGAAAGACCGCGCCCGACGACTCGACGATATCCTCCGAACGATCCATCGAGGGTGTCGTGGCGATACCCTCGAGCAGCCGCTGCTCGTCGTCGAGCGATTTCAGCGTGAGAAGGGAATAGGCCCGCTGCATGCGACCACTGAGGCCGCAGTGTCAGGGGGAAAGGGAATCACGTAATACGTTAGGGTTGGCAGCGCGGGTGATGCTCGTCGTCTGGGAAGGGCTCCAGACATTCCAGCGTCGCCGACACAATCGCCTCCCGGATGAAAGCCGAGACCGTCATATGATTCCGCTGGGCGGCTTCCGCCGCTTGCCGCAACTCTCGCGGCGAGAGCCGGATCGGCACCGGATGACTCGGCGCTTCGGCGCGCAGTTTGCCCGACATCTACCCACTCGGCCGGCGACCCGCCACGAAGATCCGCACCGGGGACGCGGTCGCGGTCGGGATCTGCGCGACGGCATTCAGGAGGGCCTGCACACCGTCAATCCGCCCCCGTGAGCGGCGTTTGCTGGTCAAGACATTGCCCCGATCGTCGGGCCGCGCCGTCACATTGCCGACCATGACGGCCATCAGCGGATTATGGTCGTGCCGGATGCGACGCTCAAGGATTCTCCCTTGCAGCATTTTCATCGGCTCGCTCAGTTTCTCGTACCGCTGAGGCACGAACGTCACGGGCACCTGATCCTCGTCCGCGAGCTGGGGGCCGAGTTCATGCATTTGCCAGGGGTCGGTACAGAGTTCTCTCACGCGCCACTCGCGCGCGACCGCCACGAGCTGCCGGCGCACCTGCTGGCGATCGATCGTCCGGCCGGCCGTCGTGTGCAGCCATCCCTCTCGCGCCCACTGGCGATACGATATCCGATCCTCCTGGCTCCGATCCTCGAGCGTGTCGTCGGGCAGCCAGAAGATCGGCCGCACCGCGAACTCCTCGTCAGGCATCTTCCAGACGAGCGCGGCCGCCGTGATGTCCGTCGTACTTGACAGGTCGAAGCCCAGCCAGCACGGCCACGCGCGTAATTCGCTCTCGCTCGGTAACGGCGGACACGCCTGCCAATCGGGCACGGAGAAATACGCCTCTTGCGCTTGGACCTGCTGCCCCAGATAGAACCGACGGAACTTCGCTTGCTCGGCGGGATTCGCCAGCGCCTTGGCGCATTCCGTGTGGAGAAACTCCGGCTTCACGGAGATGCCGTAATTCGGGTTCGCCTTCCGCCAGGTCGCTTCACTCGTCCAGTCATCGTCCCGATCGGCGGCCGCGATGAAGGCGAACCAGGAGGGCAGATCCAGTGTGCCCTCGAGCACCCGCGTGCTGAGCGTGTAATGCTGCCCGTAGACACTGTGATCATCCATGCCCGCGGTCGTGATCTCGAAGAGCAGCGGATCGAGCCGCGTCCCCATGCCCGACTCCATCACTTCGATCACGTCCGGCGATTTCAATTTGTGGACTTCATCGACCACGACGAGAAACGGCCGGAGCCCATCGAGCGTATCGGCATCGGCGCCGAGCGGCTCCATCTTCGATTCGCTCGCCGCATTATGGATGTTGTGCTTCCCGATCGTGGCGTGGGCCTTCAGCGCCTTCGAGCGCAACATCATCTGCCGACCCGCCTGGAAGCAGATCCGCGCCTGATCTTTTTTCGTGGCGACCGAGTACGCCTCCGCGCCGCCCTCGTCCAGAAAGAACGCGAAGAGCACGAGGAGTCCGCCCGCTATCGTCGATTTGCCGTTGCCCCTCGGAAGTTCGACAAACGCATTCCGAAAACGCCGCCGCCCAGTCGCCCGATCGACCCAGCCCATGAGCGAGCCGATCACAAACTGCTGCCACGGCTCGAGCTGAATCGGCTGCCCCGCCCACTCGCCTTTGTAGTGCCGATAGAGCTGGAAAATGCCGAAGGCTTTGTCGGCCAAGGCCGGCCGAAACACCCACGGCCCCCCGGCCGCCATCTGCGCCAGATCCGCCAGATGCCGCGCGCACGCCGCCCGCTGCCATTTGCCCGCCGGCACCAGCCCCTCGATGACCCGCTGGGCATAGACCGTGACCAAATCACTGGACGGCGAGCAATCGGGCAAGCCGCGCCTCCTCGTCGTCCGGGACTGGCGCGGCGACCGGCACCCTGCCGTCGGCCGCCAGCCCATAGCGCGCCTGGAGCTGCTCGACCCGCACCATCAGCGCCCGCCAATGCGACAGGAGGCTATTCGCGCGACACTCCCGATGCTCCTGTCCCGCGCCGTCGATCGTCACCCGCTCCTGCTCGTACCCCCGCGCCTCGATGCACGCCCACAGCACCGCGGCCCGATGGGCGGTCTCGCACAGCAGCACAAA